CAGCAGAAAAAGGGAAGGTGCACCCAGTACTAGGACGTTGCGTTGCAACTATTCCGCACCGTGAGTACTTCCGACTTATTAAAAAATATGGACAAGAGACAGTGCACTCTAAAGAGTTCCTGACTTACTTTCAAAAGAATTTTTCAGACCTTACGCCGAACAAGCTATAATGCAGACAAAAACCTACAGCGATTTATATAATTTAGTGCAAGCACTTTCTGGTGTAGGTAGTTTCACCGCAGAGGAGAAGCTTAATATTTTACAGTTCGTCAATCGACGAGCATTTGAAGCGTATCGGACTAGTCCTAGCTGGCCCAGGTACCTAGTTATTGGAGAAGAGCGTACGCTTGGTGCAGATGGACTTGTACCCTATGCGCAGACTGGCCTTGATACTATTTCTGATTTTCAGCGTATCTATCGTAGTCAACCGTTCCTACGGAACTCAGTACTAGAGTACGAGTTTTATGTTGACTCAAACGGAGCACACATTCTTAATATAGTTACAACGGATTCAACGTCCGCATTTGTAAACTACCAAAAAGAACTACCTACCTTTACAGAGGAATCCACAGATATTCCTTATGAGTTTTTCTTCTATCTAGCGCACGCTGCATATGCTGACTTCCTTCGGATGGATGGCCAGACTGACAAGGCTATGACGGAAGAACAAGTTGCGGGAACTTACCTTGCCCTAGAGCTAGAGAAGATTGACCTGCGTTCAAATAACAATACAATTAACCAGAAGTTTTCAACTTACGTAAACCGTCAATCGAGATAGCACCTGTGCTATAATATAATTATGAGTTCATCTAGAAATAATACCCTTGAATTTTCCTCAATAGGATCTGAAGTTTTAAACGCTGGTGATTCTGTAACGGGCAAACGCTACGGAGCTATTCAGTTAGTTACTGATACTAACTTTTCTATCCTTACAGCAAACAATGTTGACCAGTCCCTGGCTGCATTAATTGGTGTAGGAATTGGTGCAGGCACAATTCTTTACGGTCAGTTCAGCGAAGTAGCTGTCACAAGCGGTTTAGTAATCTGTCACAAGTACTAATATGTATCTTAGCCTAAAGGGTTCCCTTGGCCATACTGCTATCACGGATAGAGTTGGCGAGAGCCTCCTTCAGATTGCTGAAGGATCTTCTGCTGCGTACAGTCTGCGCAACCTAGGATCGGATAGCCCTTCGGTTGTCCGTGTTCGACGTGAGTCAGACAATGCTGAACGGGACTTTTCGGCTCAAGATATTAATACCTCAGTTGTAGAGAACTGGGTAAACCAGCAGATTATACCTCCGCTGGATCTACGGGAGCTTACACCTACGGGTCGTGACGGCCCTCTTATTCCAGCTGCGGCGGCTTACAGCCTACGTAACCTTAGTAATTCTTACACGGGGAACGTGGTAAAGGTGCGGCGCAACTCTGACGATGCTGAGGCTGACTTCACGGCTGTTGAGGTGTCCAACGGGACGTTGCTGAATTGGGTGAATGCTGACATCGACAAGCTGGACTTACAGACAGAATCAGGCGGTCTTGTCGGTAATGTAACCAACGAGACGGCTACAGGGTTTGACTTCTCGGTTAATAATGAGGGAAGTTACGGGTATAAAAACATAACAGGACTACCAGTAGCGGGAACTTACGTTGTTACATTTAACGCAGTTTTAAATTCTGGAAGCCTTTCCGATACTTGGCTTGCTAGCACGCACCCCTTCGTTATGCAACCACTGCAATCTGGAGCAAACTCAGTGGCAGTAACTGTAGATGGAACAGGAAATATCTACTTTCTAGTTTCTGGCACAGCAGTTGCAGACGTATCCATCACAAACCTCACGCTGACACAGACATCGGCAGACGGAACGGTATCCAAATGGTACGACCAGTCAGGCAACACTAAGCACGCTACCCAAGGGACTCCTGCGAGTCAGCCTAAGGTCGTGGACGCTGGGGTTTTCCTCGGTGAAATCCTATTTGATGGCGTAGATGACTACATTGACATTGCAGGACTGACTACACTGAGCAATCCATTTACGTTCTTTCAGGTTGTAGATCTTGATGGTGGTGCAGCATTTAGACCAGCAACAGACGGAATCACGGGATCTAATAGCCGAGTTATAACTGGGAACGGACTAGGATCATCTGAAAACGACTCAATGTATGCTGGGTTGTATCTCCAAAATACTCCAGTCGTCACTGATTTAGCATTAAGGTCATACTTCTTTAAGGGTGATTCTTCGTCATCGTATTTCAGGAATGGTTCGCAGGGCTTTGTTGGGGATGTGGGCGCACAGAAGCCAAGCAGCGGAATTAGAATTGCAGCAGACCACGATTTGTCTGGGGACCATTCAAATATAAGATTTAAGGAGTTCATCGTCTACGACTCAGACCAAGCCGCCAACCGCACAGCCTTTGAGGCCAACATCGGCGAGGTCTACGGTATCGCTGGTATCCCTGCTTACGACAATACTGTCAACGGCTTTGTGGAGACTTGGTATGACCAGTCAGGTAACGGCAATGATGCTAGTCAGTTGACTGCTAGTCAGCAGCCTAAGATTGTTGATACTGGGGTGCTTGTTCTAAGCAATGGCGATGCAGCTATTAAGTCCACGGCTAGTAACGGACTGAACTTCAGTATGGCATCGCTATCAGCGGATGGTCAGCAGTCAGTTTTTAGTGTCCTTGAGAATGATGTTACTTCGCAGGATAATTTTTCGTCAGCATTTGCAGCGTTAAGCAACTCTGACGGTCTAATTGGTGAAAACCGAAGACCTTATTGGTTTATAGGTCCTTCTGGTGCTCTTGTTTTTTCTGTTGACTCACTATCTGGCTACACTACGGCAAACCGAGAAAGACGGCTTTACTCGCACATTATGGAAGACACTGCTGGCGGCACGTCTACTGTATATCAAGACGGCACACAGGTAGATACACGTTCTATTACGCTAGATGCAAACCCCAATTTTATATTTGCTAAGGTAGGAAGCGTAGGACCAAATGCAGTCGGAGCTTTGTACACGTCCGAGGTCATCTACTACCCCTCCGACGAGTCAGTCAAACGTCCTGCTATTGAAGACAATATTGATAATCACTACGGAATTACTTCTGCTGGATCCTATGTAAATGCAGCAGGTGACTCCTACATCAATGCAGCAGGCGACACTTACCTACAACCTTAAGAAAATATAACCTAATAATATTATGGCAGACATAACAGTATCACCAGACATCGACACTCTACTACAGAGTGGCTCTAACGGAGCAGCACGGACTAACCTAGGACTCGGCACAGCGGCCACAACGGCAGCGACGGACTACGCTACGGCAGCACAGGGCGCAACAGCTGACTCAGCACAGCAACCACCAGTAGAAGGTCCTTTTGTCGATGGCGACAAGACTAAGCTGGACGGCATTGCAGCGGGTGCAGAAGTAAATACAATTGATAGTTCAGTATCTGGCGAACCTACTGGAAGTGATCAGGTTCTCAACGTTGTCAGTCTTACTCAAGCTGAGTATGATGCTGGCACGCCAGTCGCTACTACATTCTACATCATTACTTAAAGTATGGCTTTATCACTCGGCAGTGCATTAGCGACTAAAGTATATCTTGGTGCGACTGAGGTCAGCCTAGCATACCTTGGTGCAACACAGGTATATACAAGCTCTGCTTTCTCGGCAGAGGCAACAAACTACTTCAGCCGCTTGGACGCAGCAGGTGACACTACCTACGTTGACTACAAGCAACCACTAGCTAACTACATTGATAGTCTAGTATCGCTGGGTGGTGCTTACTGGGATACAATGCTATCCTCCACGTCCTTTGTGGGTGTAGGGATACAAGGTGTCACAGTTCCTCTACGTGACGGAATGACTGTCCCTACTAACAACAACTTTGTTGCGGGTGATTTGGATCAGTTGACTGGTTTGAAGGGTGATGCTTCGACGAAGTATTTGGATACGGGCTGGAGTCCGTCATCGAGCCAAGATGATTTCTCGTATTCCGTTTATGCGACCGCCGCACCAACTACAGGATATGTTTGTGGTAGTGCACGTTCGGGCACTGGTTCCTCAAATATGTTTTTTGATGGTCGGACACGTAATCAAGCTCAAACACAGGTATCAACCAATATTGCAGTCGGGGTCAATAATATCACTGGTACTTCAAGGGACACTTCCGCTGGTTTTGACTGGATGATTGGCGGTTATAACGGAACCACTTCTATCGCATCACAAGTAGCCTCGGCACGGAATTTCTTTGTATTTTCAAGAACGGCTGATGGTGCAGATACTCCAGACGGCATCACCGACGCTCGCCTAGCAACCTACCACGCAGGCCCAGCACTTAACCTTGCAACCTTAGAGGCACTGCAAGACACCCTAATCACAGAAATCGCAGCAATTTAATTATGAACTCATCAGAATACCTAGAGACTAATCCTACGGCTGAAGAACACAGCTACAACTATCTTCTGATTCCAGCAGAACTGCGGGACTCAATGATCGCAAAGCAGGACACCTTGACTACGCACA